GAGTATCCAATTCAGCCGAACGAGCTTCATCGGTGTTTGCTTTGATTTCGTTCAAAGCTTCGCGGGCGCTAGTGACTAGCTGACCGCGTTTTTCCTGCATTTCTACAAGGTTCATAATTTATTCCTTTATAAAAAAAACCGCCAGAATAGCGGGTCGATAAACAAGTAGGGAGCACTTGCGGGCCTCCAGCGGTCAGCCGGGTCTCTGTTAAATCCACAACAGCAGATTAACGGAATTATTGAATTTATTTTACTTGACTACACATTGGCGAATCTATATTAATAGAACGTAATTAAACCATATAGGAAATTACAACATGAACTTCATAAGGCTTAATTCTATCTTGGATCGCACAGGACTTACCCGATCCACCTTATATCTAATGATGGGTCGCGGCGAATTTCCGAAGCCTGTGAAAATTGCTGAGCGTTGCGTTGCTTGGCCGGTTCACGAAGTTGAGGCTTGGATGAAATCGAAGCTAGAAGAACGAACTAATATCTCTCCTGATAACAAACTGTTGAACAGATTTGAGCGGGGGGGAATGGCCTTTGAATTAAGACAGGCCGGATTAAGTTGGGTAAAAATAGCGGAAAAACTTAATACTACACCGGCATATGCTTTATCTCTCGCCTCGGACTTCCAACACCAAAACCACCTAGGCCGAGAGCAAACGCTTTCAGCTAGGGCTTTTCATTGTTTAGTCTATAATGGCCTCGACCCAAAAGACCCCTCATCAATCTCCGAATGCACCCATTCTGAAATTTTAAGAATACCAAACTCCGGCCCCAAGACGCTTGCCGAAATAGAAAAATGGCTGAATAAAAAAGGGTACAGCCTTAAACGGCATCATTAACCGGCAAGCCAGAACTTCTGTGTCTCATTTGTGCGTTTTTCAGTTGCCTAATTGACCATGAATTGCGCTTTTCATCCGCTTCAGTATTGGCCTTGTCGTGTTCTTCCTTGGCCTTGTCGCGTGAACGCAAAGCAATGCTTGTACCGTCATAGGCGGGCTCCGTTACAATTGAAACATCAAACAGTTTGACTTCCTCAATCTCGCGCAAGTCCAATTCATCTTCATCGGACATATCCCATGTTTCAACTTCTGGGCTAAACGCATAAGACATTTTGTCCAGATCGCCGCGCTTCATTTTCGGGACAATCCGCGCCACATCAGGGTCGCTTGTGTCCAGTTCGGCCCTAATATGCAGGCCGGTCTTATCCTCGGTCAATTGCAACGTGCCTGAACGTGTCCGCGCCAATGGAAGGCCGTCATGGTTAATCAAGAAAGTGACATCATCGCCGCGCTTGATCGCGTTTCCGAATGCGCCAGCACGAACCACCTCGCGAAACATTCCCGCGATATTGGCCTCCTGATCGAATACGGCTGCGTATCCTTCAACCGTAACCGTGCCATCGCTGGCCGTGCGGATTTCAACCGGAATATCCAGTGATCTAATTTCATGCTGCATCTGTGTTCTTCCCCGCTTACGCGTGTCGATTTCAAAAGGATTCTCAAACCATTTATTTATTGCTTCTGCGGTTCCTTCTGGTCGATTATCCGAAACAGCACGCTGCAAACAAACATCGATACCTGGGTTGACTATGTGGAACTCAGCCCCGCAGTCTTGGTATTGATTAAGTCGCTCACTTTTCGGGGAAGTATGGATTATCCATATATCCGCCCCGGTTGAGGTCAAAGAATAATCAATGACCGATTCTCTTGCCGCGAACGCTGCCGATCTTATAGTTCCGCTGGAATGATGGGGGATATTAGACCCTAGTGCTGCTGCAATTCGGTCGTAATCTACAATCAAATCGCCTTCCGTAGAATTTTCTTGGGCGAATGTGGTTTTCCCCCCACAGGGAGGGCCTACGATTATATTAAGCATCCGTGACAACCCCCTGTCCCTTTAGCGGGACGGTTGCGCCTTGGATGAACAATTGGTCGATTGGCACTGTCCCGCTTTGCATAAACAGGCGGTCGCCATCTGGATCGCGTGGGCGGTTTTCAAGAGTCCTCGCCTCGTTTGGATGCAGTTGGCCGCTATTGATTGCCGACGCATAGCCTTCCATACGGGTTTTGAAGTCGCCCCGCAGCAATCCATCAACATTCATCTCGACATATTGCCGATTGTTCGACCGGCCAAACAGCTTCAAGTTTAGTTCCTGCTCGAACTGCTCAACCCACCTTTTCAAAGTGTGTTTGACGAAATGCAAATCCTGTTGTTCGTTATTGCTAAATGTCCCGTGGGTCAGATCCTGCAAAAACACAGGAGGCAATGACAGGATGCGCGCTATCTGCTCAATGCTGAACCGCTGCGTTTCAATCATCTGGTTTTGTTCTGGGTTCGTGCCTATCGGTTTAATCTCAAGACCCGCTGGCAACGTCAATGCTTGGCGCTTTTCTTTCGCCGCGTTCTTTACCGCTGTTTGCAAATCCTCACTTGCCCGCTGCAATGATTTGCTGGTTTGGAAATTGCCCGTAATCGCAAAAGGTGGAACGCCGCCGTTAGCCAGAAAACGCGACCCGTAATTAGTAACCGCAATTGATAGCCCTATCGCGTCCTTCCCCATAACAACCGGACTACGCGAGGAAAGCCCGTCCGGTTTCAGCATAAACGGAATATCAATGATTTCGTTTGCCGTATAATCCTTGCCGTCATAGGTGTATATCTTGCGGCCCTTAATCCGCTTGACCACCATCTTACCTGTTTCCATCGGCCAAATATTGATGACCTTTGAACCGACGCGCTCGATATAGCAAAGCCCACGCCCCGTTGTCAGGACGCTTTCAAACAATTGAAAGCGCCAATCGAACGATGACAATTCATCATTAACCGCATAATGTAAAAGCTGTGCTAATGGCGTCGATTGCTTGACCCGTTCATCACCTTTCTTTTTGAAAACATTCAAAGGCAAGCCTGCAAGCGTACCGGCTATAAAATTAACGCCGCCAGAAAAAGCCGGGACAGTCAATGCCGTTTCGCTGTTGACCACAACATCGCTTGCACTGATATTGCCGCCAAGCATCTGGAAAAACTGCGCCACTTCTGGGCTGGACTGCGTTCCTACGAACGTAGAACCAGCAGACACGCCGCGAAACTGGATTAAGTCACCGAGCCAGCTCATACGTCAGCCAAACTAAAGTTAGGGTCTGAATCCCATGGTGTTAGCAACGTGCTGCCTTCATGCGCCATAGCGGCTCCTACTGCCATCAAAAGAGCGATAATCGCATCAATCTTTTGGGTTGGCTTATCTTTTGTCAACCAATAATTGCCCCACCGATCCTCATCAGTCGTTGCGGTCATCATTGCTGAAATTAAAACTGGATTTTTGCGAAGTCTAATCCGCCCTTCAAATATTAATTCTTCTAGCTGCCTAATGCTCATCGGCATCCAAAGCCCTTCAGGCTCCCTGCCTGCAATCTTGCAAGCTTCTTTCATCGCGTCGGTTGGCTTGCCCTTTTTAAGGCCGCCCTGCGGATGTTCTACGCATTCAATATCTAATCCGATTTCCTGCATCTGCGGTTCGAGCATCCGGCTAAATGCATATCTATCATAAGCCAGGCATTGCAAATCATAATCATGGTTCGCTTCTGCCAACGCTTGCGCGATATGCAAATAGTTTATGCTTCTACCTTTTACCGCGTTTAAAAAACCTGCGCTGCACCATTCAAGATAGGGCAGCTTATCAGCGTCCGCACGTTCCCTTACCGTATCCCTTGGGGTCCACGCTTCAATCCAAGCGTCAAATATTGGCTTGCCGTCATCAGTCTGGCCAGATTCAACGCAATAACCTAGCGAAGTCATATCTTTAACTTGACTTAAATCAGCGCCCATAAATAAAGGCTTGCCGCCGTGTAAATCCAGCGGTTCAAAATCTACCAAGCAAGGCTCTAAAGTTTCCCGCTGCATCCAACCATCCGCAGCGTCAGTCCATTGGCAAAAATTGAGCCGCTTAATCTTGTTCGCCTTGCCCGGCAAAGACTTAGCTTGCGCCACCCGTCCTGAAATATATTCTTTCGTTATCGTTACACCCAAAAGCGGGTTTGCCTTTATCCAGCAATCAGGGTCATTCAGCGGGTTGTCATCCTTGTCCAGCGCGCAGACATAGCTAAATGTGTCATCATCCAAAACAGCGCCAACATAAAAGCTATCATCATCCTTCGCATTCAAATTGCCCGCCGCAACCTTTACCGCGTGTTCATGTTCTTCCCAACAGACTGAATTCCTATCGGAACCGCTATTCGTAATCATCAACAACAAAGGCTGTTGCCTAAACTTAAAACCAGCTTCCAATATTTCCAGCACCCCTGAATCAGGATGTTCATGCAACTCATCAACCAGCGCCATATGCGGGCGCGGTCCCGAACCCGTCTTTTTTGTCTCTCTCGATATTGGCCTAAAGAACGAACCCGTTTTTAAATATGCTAAATTATATTCTCGTCCCGGCCCGCCGCTTGACGTTATCCGCGCTGCAAGGTCTGGCGACTTATCAACCATCTTGACCGCATCGCGAAACAATATACCAGCTTGATCCTTCGTTGCACCAGCCGCGTATATTTCCGCCCCGGCCTCGCCATCGACGGTTAGACCATATAGGCCTATCCCCCCCGCCAATGGCGACTTGCCGTTGCCTTTCCCCTGCTCAATATAAGCGCGGCGAAAGCGACGAAAGCCATCTAATTTTTTCCAACCGAAAAGCGACCCAATGATAAAGTCCTGAGACGGGGCCGACTTAAAAGCTTTACCCTCAAACTGCCCTTCACTCAATTTCAACTTATTCTCGAAAAACCTAATTGCCCTTGCACTGGCTTTCGTATCGAACTTAATATCTTTGCGCTTCAAATCATCAACATGGCGCTGCGCTGCATTACGGACATGCGGCCCCGCTACAATCTTACCCGCTATAACTTTCTTTGCGTATGACGTTGCCCTATCAGTTGTCAAAGAACTCATCTTTTTCTGAATCGGGAGCCATGCTTATCCGACTTCTATCGGCAGGCGTACCACCCAACTTACTCATAATTGCCTGCAACATTGAAAGTTCAGTAACGCCGGGGCTTTCTTTCGCAATCATTTTACCGCGTACCTTGCAGGCAACCTCAACAATCGTTCGATCACTTTCCATCAACCAAGGTAATTCCCGCTTGAAGCTTTCCCATGCTATTTGCTCGTGTTCGTCTAAAAATGTTGAACAGTCACCAAGCGCGCCAGTATCAATTTCCGTTCGTTCCGCGTGTCTGCCTGGATGACAAATAGCAGCGCCAGAAACTTTAGCTTTAGCAATTGGCGTTCTAGGATTAGGCACTGTTCATATAACTCCCTAGTTTCCTGAACTCTGAACTGGCATTGTGAA